CAAGTACGGTGTGGAGCGTTGGACGTTCGCCACGGACAAGGTCGAAGGGTTTGCGACGGTGCGTTTCGAGATGGAGCCGGGCCGTTGGGTGCGGGTGACCTTACGGGTCAGGGCTGATGAAGGGGCCAAAGAGAAGGAACTGGAGCAGGGACAGCGCATCGTGTGGAGGGCGTTATACAACTGGCTCAAGACGCAGTTTGAGGCTATTGAGTATGGCGTATTCAGCCCACGAGAGGCCTTCCTGAGCTGGATAGAACTGCCTACGCCACAAGGTACAATCACTGTGGCCGAGGCCCTGTTGCCGCGTTTGGAGGAGATGCCGAGGTTACTGACAGGAGGGATGGGACGTGGAGATTGAGGTCAAGGGCGGCAAGTCTGGTTACGTGATCCGAAGCGCGTGGGACGCCCTGGAGTGTGTGGCCATAGTAGAAACCTTCGTGGATTCCGATGCGGCGTACAATACTGATTATGGCGCAGCGGCCAATGGCCTGGACCGCTGGCTGAAGCGGATGATAGCCGAGGAGGAAAATCATGATGGATGAGTTCTGTGTAAAGTGCCGCCGCAAGATGCGCGTGGCGAAGGCGGGGCAGGAGGTCATCGAGCTTACCGCCAGGGGTGGTAAGCCGTACAAGCAGATGAGTGGTGATGTGTTGGAATGCTCTCAGTGTCACTACCAGGTCGTGACCCGGTTTGGCAAGGTGACAGCCCAGCATGATGAGGGATTCATGGATCGGGTCATATCGGCGAGGAGCATAGGCTGTCTGGAGGTAGTCTAATATGTACGAAAACTACGATGACATCAAGTCGCGCATCACCGAGGAGCCGACCTGGTATGACCAGAATGGCACCCCGCGCTATGGCAGGTTTACTCCCAGTCAGTGCCCGAACATTTATGCTAATGTGGTGATGCTGGTCCGGATCGTTTGCCAAGATTGCAAGGCGGAGTTCCTGGTGGAGATGCATGCGGGCATCTTTGAGCACCGTCAAGAGGCCCCGCCTTTCCGGTGGCACTATGGTGATCCGCCCGTTCACGGCTGTATAGGTGATACCATGAACTGTGAGGACCTGGAGGTCATGGAGGCATGGACTAGGGAGGGCGTGATAGATTGGGCGCGCAGGCCAGAGTTTGAGGGCTTGATAGATGCCTGATGAGGCGTGCAAGGTGCTGTGCCTGGGGTGTACCAGGATAGCCCTTGAGGCGGATCCTATGCCTGAGTTCGGCATCACCTACGCAGAGGCGTTCCGGTTGCTTATTTGGGAGGCTGATGACTAGCAAGTGCATGATAACCATTGACTGGCGCGCACCGGACAATGGGATACGTTTGGGCAAGAATCAGATTGCCATCCGTCCCGTCCCGGCTCGCCGGCTTCATCACCGCTGCGGGTCCTGCCGGTTCATGGACCGCAGGATAGATGGTTGGGAGTGTGCTAGCTGGCTGCGGTACTTAATGACCTGGTTTCCGACGGCGGTTATGAAGCCCATTACGCCACAGACGCGCCTGGCGGCTGTTAGGAGTGCAGCGGTTCGCGTATCCGCCGCTAACCCTGGTTGGTTTGCCTGCCCGCTGTGGCTCTCCGGCGAGTCTGTGTCTACACGGGCCTGGCGTAGTGGGCATTATAGTGAGTTCCTGACCTTGCGGGCATTGGCCGGTGAGTTGAAAGACGGAGAAAGCGGCCTGGAGTTCCGGACCCATGACGCCTCGCGGGCACAGGGCGACTTGGCGGAGCTGGAACGGGCCGGTGCCGATATGAGGCGGAAGACCGAATGGTGGAAACTCCTGGGTCCATGGAATCTTCCGGATTCGATAGGTTTGGCATACAGCCTCGGAAGTGCCCTGTCCGCCAAGGCTGCGAGTTCCTTTGAGGGGCTGTTATCATTTGTCAGCACGGGCTATCTCACGCAGAGCGAAGGGGCTTCTGTGGAGGTGTCCAGTCATGCCAATTGTAAGTGTGCAATTGTTGACGATGTGGATGATGAACTGGAGTAGTCTTTGACCCCTACTTGACAAGCTGCAAACTATGCTGTACAATGTGACGGAGCATCAAATTGCCCCGTCTACCCGGACGATGGGTGGGCGGGGCTTTTGCTATTGTAGGAGCATAATGACTAAAGGCATCAAGGGCGTTGAAGATCTCAAACTAGATGAAGCGAACCCGCGAAGGCACAACCCCCGCAACGTAGGGCTGATCGTGGACGCGCTGCATGAGGTGGGTGCAGCCCGGAGCATCGTCATCGATGAGGACGGTAACGTGCTGGCCGGGAACGCCACCGTGGAGGCTGCCATGGAAGCGGGTATCCTCAAGGTGCGTGTGGTGGAGGCCAACGGTGAGGAGCTGGTGGCCGTGCGGCGCACGGGGTTGACGGGGGAACAGAAGAAGCGTTTGGCTTACTATGATAACCGTACTGCAGAGTTGGCAGAGTGGGATGTGATCCGTATCGTTCAAGACCTGGATGAGGGCTTGAGTCTAACCGGTTTGTTCTATGAGGAGGAGTTACAAGACCTCCTGAAGGAAGAGGGCAAGAAGATCGGGGAGCTGGTGCGGCCAGACTTCCCTGACCTTGAAAAACAACCTGATGTCAAAGATGTCAAAGATATCAAGGATGAGAATTGGTTCTATGTGGAGTTCTATGGTGATGATGAGCGAATGAGGGAGATGACTGAACTGTTGAGCCCTCACTTGACAGGTCAAAGTAAGCATGAGCTAGATCGTGATTTCTTCTACGCTATGATGAAACGGTGCGCAAGTGAGGTCGAGGGGACTGATGGCGAGTGAGGCGGCGGAGATAGCGAAGAAGGGCTGGCTGTCACATACTGGTTTCACGGTCATGCCCATCCACGGCGAGGATGTTTTCACTGCGGCGTTGCGGAGAGCAAGGGAGCTATTTGAGATGGATCAACCCATAACGGTGGGGTTCAGTGGCGGTAAGGACAGCACATGCGTCTTGATGATTATGTTGATGGTGGCCCGAGAATTAGGGCGGCTCCCATTGGAAGTAGCGATGGTGGATGAGGAAGTTCTTGACCCGGACACCATCGCTTATTCGTTTGAAGTAGCCAAATGGCCTGACATCAATTTTCGCTGGTTATGTATCCCGATCAAGCATACCCTCCGCTCACAGCTTCGCACTCATTGGTATACTTGGGATCCCGCTGAACGGGATAAGTGGGCCAGGGAGATACCGGAGGGGGCGATCACCCTGGATGACCTGCAGGGGTATGACAAGGAAGATACCGGCTATGGAGATGCGATAGCAGCGTACTACAGGCAGTACCACGATTGGCCCGTGAGAGTTCACGTCACTGGTATTCGAGTGGAGGAAAGTTTAAACAGGCGTAGAACTATCATGAACAGTGGATCGTGGTTGCACAAGCATTCCCATGAATGGTTAACGAAGCCTATTTATGATTGGAAGTGGCAAGATGTGTGGAAGTCCATCATTCAGAATGGTTGGCCACACTCAGTGTATTATGACAAGGTGTGGATGAAGGGTGTCTCCATGAAAGATCAACGCATAGGTCCATGGGGCAACGTGGCCAGCAGCCGTGAGACCAGGTTTTACCCAGAGTTTTATCCTGATTTCTGGGCGAAGGCGATAGTGCGCCTGCCTGAGTTGAGGGCCATGGCCCGTTATGGAAGCACCAAGATGTATCGAGCAAGGGCGAATAAACCGGAGGGTATAACCTGGCGAGAGTTCTGTATGCAGATCCTTCAATCATTGGATGATGAGTCAAGGGTGTTTTGGCTTAATCAAATCGAAGGCTATTTACGTAGATGGAAGAATCGTACTACATTACCTTTCCCTGACGAACCAGTTAAAGTTGAAGGAGAAAAGACCTGGCAATCATCCTGGCGAACCCTTGCTGTTATTATTGATAAAAATGATAGATTCAAAGGTAGAATATCGAGGGACGTGTGGTGATGGTTATGGAAGATCAGGCTGTCTCACAAATACAGCTTAATCAGTTGACAATTGAGTGGGTCCCATTGAAACAGGTGAGGCCCAATTCATACAACCCTAACAAAATGACCTTTCATGACAGGATGCTGTTGAGGCAATCGCTCCTGGAGGATGGTTGGACGCAGCCGATAGTGACCCTCAAGGACGGCGCGGTTATCGTGGATGGAGAGCAACGCTGGGCCGTCGCCGGGTTGGGGTTACACCCGTCTGATATTCAGGAAGTGATTGACAAGATGGAGTCACGCAAGGCTCAGGGTCACCCTGAGTCTAACAGCATCCTTGAGCGCCTGCATGACGCCAAGGCTAGATTAGAAGAAGCTATAACCGGGGGAGAGGAGTCAAACCTGGCCGCCATCACGGGGGGGCTGGTCCCTATCACCAGGTTGGACCTGGGGGATGAGGCCCACAAGGTCATCTCCACCATCAGGCACAACCGGGCGAGGGGCATACATCAGATAGACGCGATGGCGGGTTTGACACGTGACCTGGTAGAGTTGGGCCTTGACCTGGATGACCTGGAGATGCGCCTGGGGATGGATGATGAGGAGATACGGCGCTTCCTCCAGCAGACAGAGGGGCAGATAGGTGATTTGATGGATGACCTTGAGGGTACAGATTATTCACAGGCTTGGGGTCCAGTCAAGGTAACGACGCTCACTGATAATGAGGTGCTGGCGAAGGAGATTGAGAGGTCACAGCAAGCGGCGGTGGAGGCAAAGGATTATCAACTCAAGCTGAAAGCGCGGAGGGATCAAATCAACGCTCAGGCTGCGCAGATCGTAACACAGCGAGAGGAGCATGGAGAGGTCTTAACACAGTCGGACAAGGATGATGTTGCTGCTCAAGTGGAGAAGTCTATTGACGCCCCAGAGCCGCCGCCGCCTATACAGGCGCGGAAGCTCGCGATTGTCATTGCCCCGGAGGAGCATGACATGATCATGAGGCTCGTAGAGATCATGGGGGAGGGCGTGGCGACGACGGTGGTTGAGGCGTGCAAGGCAGAGTTGGAGCGGAGGGGCGGATGATTCCCAAGAAGCAAGTCAAGGACAATGAAGCGTTCAAGAGCGCCTGGCAGGGCATCGGTGACCTCATCCCGAGGGAGCGCGTTGATGCCTTGGTGGAGCAGACCGTTGAGGAGATCAAGGCTTTCTCAATGGGCAAGACCGTTGGTTACGGGTGGAGCGGGGGCAAGGATAGTCAAGCCCTCCGGGGGGTGATGGAGGCGGCTGGAGTTAATCAGTGCGTGCTCGTGAGGACTGATCTTGAGTTCCCGGCTTTCATTCAGTGGATGAAGGAGAACACACCCACGGGGCTGCAGGTCATCAATACAGGGCAGGACCTCCCCTGGCTGGTGAAGAATCTCGCCATGTTGTTTCCTCGTGATGCAAAGTTGGTAGCCAAGTGGTATAGGGTGGTGCAGCACAGGGGGCAGGAGCGATTCTTTAAGGAGCAGGGTCTGGACCTGCTTGCCCTTGGCCGCCGTCACGCTGACGGCAACTATACAGGCAAGGATGGGGTCTATATCAACGCGCGCGGCATCACTCGCTGGTCACCGATCCGGCACTGGACCCATGAGGAGGTACTGGCCTTTTGTCACTATCAAGACATGCCGCTACCGCCTATTTATGATTGGCCGCGGGGGTGGATTGTGGGCACCGGCCCTTGGGCAGCGAGGACGTATACCGAGGATGATGAGCAGGGCTGGAGTGAGACGTACATCATAGACCCCTCAGTCGTTGAGGGGGCTGCAGAGCATATCCCTTCCGCCAGGGAGTTCTTAGACAATCTATGAAGCGGGTATTGGGATTTGTTGGTCTAATTGTGGCGTGGGAGTTTGCGGTATGGAGTACGGATTCTGCTTTCTTGCCGTCAAGCGTAGAGGTCCTGAAAGCCTTAATAGAGCTGTTTGTCACGGGGGAGATATACAGGCACATCACGGCTTCCCTGCAGCACATCATGATAGGGTTCATGGTGGCTGCGGTGCTCGGTGGCTTCCTGGGCATACTGATCACGGAAAGCAAGGCCATGGACACGATCTTGACGCCGGTGATAGACGCGATGCGCCCGGTGGCGGCGCTGACGATCTTCCCCTTATTGATCGTGGTATTGGGGCTGGGTATGAAGAGCAAGGTATTCGTTATCTGCTGGACTGCGTGGCCAGCAATCTTGCTCAATACAGCTCATGCCATCAGAACGGTGGACCAGTCAGTGATCGAAGCCGCTATGCTGGATGGGGCCGGACGGTTGAGCCTCTTGCGTCACGTCAAGTTACCGCTGGGACTTCCGACGATTATGACGGGGCTGAGGATAGGGATGAGCGGGGGCTGGATCAGCCTAGTATCAGCGGAGATGTTAGGGGCAAGCGCCGGGTTAGGTTACAGTATCTTGGCGTACTCTCAGACCTTTCGCTTTGCGAAGATGTATAGCATAATAGTCATCATTGCGCTTTTAGGCTTGATGATGAATGTGGCGCTGGCCTGGCTGCAGTCACGGTTGGATTATGACATGATAAGGGAGAAGAAAGATGAAGAGAGCAAGTTTCTACGTTTTCATGATCGGGCTGCTAGTTATGCTCTTGACAGTTTCAAGTGGCTGCGCAGCCCCAGAGCCCGAGGGTGAATCAGCAGCACTCCCGGTGGTCAAGTACGTCAACTTCAAGGTGTATGACCCGGTCTATGTGGCCATAGAGAACGGCTACTTTGAGGACCATGGGATCGAGGTAAAGATCATTGGTGACGTGCTTGCGGGGCCTACAGGCATACAGGCGGTGGCCGGGGGCAGCGCTCACGCAGGGTTGTCTTCACTCCCGGCGATCATCAACGCCAATGCCAGTGGGTTACCCATCATAGCCACCAGTGACATACAGTCTGCTATCGGTGATCAGCCGTTGGAGGTCTATTATGTCCGGTCTGACAGCGGCATCCGCTCAATTGAGGACTTGCGGGGGAAGGTCGTACAGGTGAATCTGTGGCGGTCCAGCTTTCATTACACCATCTTGATGGCCCTGGATCAGCACGGGATGAGTGACAGTGAAATGACGTTTGTCCTCATCAGCTTTGACCTTGCCTCTGAAACCCTCAAGAACGGTGAAGTGGACATGATCGGGCTGATGGAGCCTTATGCCAGCTACGCGGCTGAGACGTATGGTGATGAGTTTACGGTCCTGTTTGACGCCCTAGATATCTTCGGCGAGGCGCAGATATGCACTCACTTCATGAACAGGGTATGGGCTGAGGATCACCCTGAGCAGGCGACGGCTTTTACTGATGGGATCGTTGACGCTATCCTGTGGATTCATGGTCACCAGGACGAGGCAAAGGTTATCATCGCCAAGTATACCGGCATCCCTGAGCAGTACGTCCCTGAGTATTGGTTTCAAGAGAACGGGGTCGTGATCATGGAGGACGTGCAGATGTGGATGGACTTCATGCGTGAGCGGGGAGACCTGACGGCTGATTGGGTGACTGTTGACATGATAGCCACGAATGAGTACAACACCAGGGCAGCAGAATAGTCGGATGTGGCCAGGTCAGCCTACTAAGGGTTTAAGGGTAGCATAAACATCATGGCTCTAAACACGAGTAAGTCTGCGATTTTAGATAAGCGCCGTAGGCGTGTGGCTGCCCTGCGTCTGCGGGGATTGACGCAGCGTGAGATCGTGAACGGCCTGAGTGAAGCGGATATGCTTAACCCTAAGACGGGGAGGCCTTATTCTGTAGCCACCGTGAATCATGATCTCAAGGTTATACAAGAGGGCTGGCGGGAAGAGGCTACGCAGGACATCGCAGAGCATGTAGCTCGAATCTTGGCGGAGCTTCATGAGGTCAAGAGGGCGGCATGGTCTGAGAAGGCGTTTGGGGACATCCTGAGGGCCATCGAGAAGGAATGCAAGATACTCGGGATAGACAGCCCCGACAAGCAAATCATCATTGAGGGAGATCTAGAGACGTTCCTGTCCAGGTTGCCGGAGGAGTACCAGGATGCAGTCCGGAAGCTCATTATCTCCGACTTTGTCGGAAGCGGCCCTGCGAGGGCTTGACCCCCAGGACTTTGCGCAGACCTTCATCAAGTCCATGGGTGACCCGTCTAAGGGCAGGCTCAAGGAGTGGGCCTTGCGCGGTACCCGGATCTCCGCGGGGGATTGGGGGGAACGGTATTTCTATATCGAGGACCCCTGCGAGGTAGAGACGGGGCGACTACTCACGCCGGGGCCGATAAGGCTGTTCCCCCTACAAAAGGCGCTACTCGAGTCTGCCCTGGAGATGGTGCCTGAGCTGGGGTTCCGTTGGCAGAGCATCGTCTACAGCGCCACCAAGAAGTCGGGCAAGTCCCGTATTGCGGCCATGGTGGATGCGTGGGTGGCGGATCAGATGGGGCCGTTTGCGGAAGTCTATCTGGCGGCCAACGATGGGAAGCAGTCGGGGGATAGGCTGCTGAACTGCATTGCTCGGAGCATCGAGCTGAATCAGAAATTGGGGACCGGCCTCGTGATGACCCGGTGGAAGGACCGCAAGACCGCAATATCCTTGCCCAACGGCTCGGTCATCGAGGCCATCCCCGTAGACCCCACAGGGCAGGCAGGTGGTAACCCCGCCTGTGTTACGTTCTCGGAGCTTTGGGGATACCGGCTGGAGGACAAGCAGCGGCTCTGGGCGGCCCTCACGCTATCGCCCACGAAGCGGGGCATGTCCTTCCGGTGGGTGGACACCTATGCAGGTTATGAGGGTGAGAGCGAGACCCTGGAGAACCTGTACGAGCAGGGCGTGAACCAGGGTCGCTACTGGGTGGACTGGGCAGATGAGAACCACATTGAGTATGACCCCCTTCTACGTGAGCTAGAGATACCCCTGTTCGTCAATGAGGCCTCGCGTCTGTGGTGTTACTGGGAGACCGAACCCCGGTTCCCTTGGCAGACCGAGGCATACTATCAGGAGCAGGCCGCGGCCCTCACGGACATGGAGTACCGCCGGGTGCACAAGAACGAGTGGGTCACTTCGGAGGATGTGTTCGTGCCTATCGAATGGTGGAAGGGGTGCGAGGCTGGCGAGTTCCCGCCCTTGCAGCCGGGCGAGCAGGTGGTCCTGGGTGTGGACGCGGCGGTAAGTGGTGACTCATTTGCGGTGGTGGGCGTTACGAGGCACCCTGCGGCCCCTAAGACCCACGTGGCGGTGCGTTACAGCCGGGTATGGTACCCGCCCAAGGGTGGCAAGCTGGACTTTGAGCCTATCGATCAGGAGATAAGGCGCTTCTGTGCGGAGCATAATGTGGTGGAGGTAGCCTTTGACCACTGGCAGATGCATAAGATGGCCACGGACCAGGTCAAAGATTACGTGGCCCACTGGCGCGAGTTCAGCCAGCAGGGGGAGCGCCTGGAGGCCGATGTGCAGTTGTACCAACTCATCCGGGCAAAAGAGGTGGTCCACGATGGGACCCACCATGAGCTGACTCAGCACATCGCCAATGCCAACAGCAAGATGAGCAAGGAGGAGGAAACCAGGCTGCGGATCGTTAAGAGTAAGCGGGGCAAAATTGACGCCTGCGTAGCCCTCTCTATGGCGGCGCACCGGTGCTTGTACCTGAACCTGTGAGGGGTAGAGAAATGGAGCAAGGGCTGTGCCCGGTATGCCGGGGTAAGAAGATAATCGTGTCCACTCACGTCCTCGGGGGCATCTTCCGGAAGAAGTGCTACGCCTGCGATGGCACAGGTATCATCAAACCAAAGCCAAAGACCTGCGGCATGCCTCCAGGATCGTGTGGGGGCTGCCCAGGGCGGTTCTAAGGCGCTTAAAGCTGAGATGAGGGGTAATGCCTAACACGGTAATCATTGCGGGCAGGAACTACACTGACCCAGACAGGCCAGCACAGGCTCCGCACATTGACGCGGACGGTACTGCGTATATCAGGACTCTGGGTCAGAGCGATGTGGTGATGCTGTCCGAACCAGCACTGGCTGCCGCCAGGGCGGGAACGGCATTCTGCCGCAAGGTGAACAGTAAAGTGGGCATCAATGGTGCGCCAACGGTGCTGACGGATGCGGGCCTGCTCAGGGCAACGACGGCGGGCTACAGGGACGTTATCACTTGCCTCTATGCCTATCTGAGCACATTCAGCGATTCATGTGAGTTTGAGATAGGTTACACGGTAAACGCGGATGGCACCGGGGCATTTACGGCGATGACGATGATGTTTGGCCTTGATACTGGCGCTGCCTCTTCGGTGCCTTCACCAAGCCTTACGATGCTTAGTCCACCCATCGTCATCACGCCAGCCATGGGCGGGGCATGGACCATCAGGGCACAGACCAATGATGTAGGTGCAACGGTGACGTTCGGCATGAACGGGTGGCGCGAGCCTATCACCTAAGAGGACTAATCCTTTGTCAGCAAAAGAAGCTGGCTAGAATCCTTTTGCGCAAAAGGGGGAGTAATGGCAAGGGTGGAGATAGCGGGAAGGGGCCAGGACAGTCATACGCCCATCGGCGCGGTGTTTAGTGAGCAGGGTATCATCATGCCGCCTTATGATGACCTGGTCAGTTACGGGCTGACCGATGTGCCCGCCGTCAATAAGGCGATATACACGCCCAGTGCCAGCTTCCGGTTCATCCCTCAGTTGGTCGTGATGTCCTGTGAGGGGGCGCAAATCTTTACTTTCACCTGTGGGGGGTGGCACATGACCATCTATATCTCTGGGCAGTCAGGGGGCACGGAGGTCGTTCCCTTCGTCGGTGGGGGCCTGCGGCTGGCTCGGCTGCCGTTGCTGTTGACCACGCCCAACGCGGTGAATCACTACGTGGGCTTTATGGGTAGGCAGGTGGCGGAATAGGAGGCGCATAATGGGCATAGCACAAACGGTACTGGTGGCGGGCAAGGGGGCTGACGGCACGCCCCACGTCGTTGAGATCACCGTTGATGGTGCGGTCAAGGTCAGTGCCTCCGCGGCGGACAACCCTACCTATCCTCTGGTGCGGAACCTGACCCTGACCCTGGCCGATACGGAGTACGCGCAGGCCCTCCCTGCCAACTGCCGGGCCTTCGAGTTCCATTGCCGCACGGCCAACGATATCCGGTTTGCATTCGAGCCGGGGCGTGTCGGGCCGCCGGTGGCGCCATATATGACCTTGCCCTCTGGCTTGTGGTACTACTCTGAGGAGGTCTACCTGCAACCAGTGTGGACCCTCTATTTCGCCAGCGCGGTAGCTGCCGTGGTGGTGGAACTCATAGGGTGGACGTAAGAGATGCCGGTAAGGGGTGGTGCGGGCCTTCTAGCGGCCCTGCTGGAGACGGGGCAGAGAACCGCCTACAGCTTCTTCGGTGATGGGAGCTATGAGGCGGGCGTAGGCAAGGCGTACACGGTGAACGCCCTGGCGGGCAACAGCGATATTGAGGTTGCCCACTATGCGGCGGCGACGCTCAGCTTTACCGCGCCTGGCACCATAGCGGATGCTGCGAACGGTTTGGCAGGTTGGGCCGTGAACGATCGCATGGTCATCAAGGGTTCGGCCAGCAATGACGGTGAGGTTACAGTCACGGGTATCGGTGGGGCACCGGCAAACTTGACTATCTCTGCGGCGGTGAATGAACTAGCGGGGGCTATGATCTCACTTTACAAGGTGGCCGCTCATTCAAACAACGTCGTCACAGACACCAACACGGGGTTGATGTTGAGCCGCAACACCTCCACAGGTGAGGCCGTAGGGCCAACGAGTAACGGTTTGTTGAACTGGTACGACGTGGCGACTAGGTTCGCCATTTACGCGGGGGCCAATACTATATCGGTCATTATGCCGGACAGCATCTTCCGCGTCATTGGAGGGGCTGCATTGACTCAGTTCCATGTTGGGGACTGCATCATGGCGGCGGGGTTCGTCAACGGAGTCAACAACCTCCCTAACGCCTATGTGGTCTCAGCAACGCCCAACGGTCCCGATTTGGACATCGTTATAGACCCTGGGCCTGAGACCTTGATAGCGGAGGGCGCCGTTGGCGATACGCTCTACCTGAATTGCCAGAGCATCTACAACTACGCTGCGGGGGCGCGGTTGGGCGGCGGGTTGTCGGGATACACGGATTGGAGGCCGCCCAATGCGACGGAATTATGGAGTATCACGGACAATGAGGCTCCGAATGGTCTGCCGGATGCCATAGCCTTCCCTGGCTGGCCGGCGGGGGGCTGGTCATCTACTACCCAGTCCAGCAACACGGCGGCAGCATTACGGCCACTCCATTCTACGTCTAATATGCCGGGTGCAGTAAAGACGGGTGTGAGTTATGCCATACTCGTGAGGCTAGGAATATGATAGACCTGCAATCTAAGACGCTGGACGAACTCAGAGCGATGGACAAAGAGGATATTATCAAGGCCATCTTTGAGGGCGAGACCTACAGCGACCCCAGACTGGTCAAGGACCAGTACGGCAACAACGTAGAGCTGGTCGAGGCAACCTACCGGAAGTACGACGGCAACCTGGTGGGGCGGCGCGTTGTCAGGTGGACCTACCATGATGCCAAAGAGGGCACGGTCAAGGACATCATCACTGAGGACGGCAAGGAGCGAGCGACAGTCACCCACTCGCTAGACGGCAGGCAGCCCACACTCAAGCGGGTGCCCATTGCGGAGCCGATACCGTTGGAGGAGCTGGGCGGCATAGATGTCAAGCAGATGCCGGAGCCGGTTGTTGTAGAGCAACCTGTCATGGCTGTGGAGGTCATACAGGAGCCGATCATCATTGAGGCGCCACTGACCAGGTGGCAGCGGTTCAAGAAGCGGGCGGAAAAGGTATTCTTCCTGCTACCGGACGACGTATAAGGGGAAGGCATGGCTAAGAAGCACAAAGCGGCCACAAGGGCCAAGGACAAGGAACTGGCACTCCTGGATGGGGACGCTAAGGCGCTCCTGGAGTCTGAGAAGAAGCGCGGGGTTCCTGAGGACGTGGCGGCTGCGGCCAAGGCGTCTGTGAAGGAGCCTGCCCCTACAGGCTGGGGCGGCAGCCAGGTGTTCCTGTTCCAGATGGCCCTCAGGGCGGATGAGGCCCCCATGTGGTGGACTGTAGAACGCGATGCGTGGCTGCGGTCATTCTGGAGCACTGCGCCATTCCTGCCGGGGGTCATCTATTCCATCGCCACCCGCAACGCGGCCTTCCGCTTCGAGTTCACCGGACCCGACGCACAGGTGCAGTATGCCAAGGACCTCACGGCGCAGGCAGACCTTGGGGCGGGCTGGCAATCGTTCATCATGAAGCTCACACAGGACCTCTTGACACAGGACAATGGAGCCTTCATCGAGGTTATCCGCCCTGCCAGGGTGCGCACTGAGAAGGGGCTGCTCCAGGCGGTCAAGGCCCTGGACAAGGACGGAGAGATGTCCTGGCACAAGGTGTGGCGGAACCAGTTGCTTCCCATCGACCTGGAGGAGTACAAGATTGAGGACTCGCAGCAGGACCCGCCATTGGGCATAGCGCACCTGGACGCGGGCCGCTGCCAGAGGACGGGTGACATCGACTATCCTGTGATCTACAGGGACCGCAAGAATAAGAAGCACAAACTAGCATGGTGGCAGGTCATCACCCTGGAGGATATGCCTAGCCCCATTGAGGACATGAACGACGTGGGCTTCTGCGCGGTGTCCCGGATACTGAGGGCGGCGCAGATCCTGCGGGACGTTTCGGTCTACAAGCAGGAGAAAATCAGTGGCCGCTTTGCGGGTTCCGTGTGGCTCACCAACGTGGATGCGACACGCATCACGGACGCAGTGAAGCAGGCCAAAACTAACGCGGACCAGTTGGGGCTATCACGGTACATGCCGCCCATCATCGCATCGGTCCTGGACCCGAAGGCTGACCCGAAGGCGCTAGAGATCGCCCTGGCCTCACTACCTGACGGCTTCGATGAGGAGATCGCCCTGCGCTGGTACATCACGGAGGTGGCCTTGGGTACGGGGGTGGACTATACCTACCTGGCTCCGTTACCGGGACAGGGGCTGGGCACGGCGAGCCAGGTGGAGACCATGGCCAGGCAGACCAAGGGCAAGTCGTCCCGGCTGTTCATGGCCATGCTGGAGTTCAAGTTCAGGTATCATGGGCTGCTGCCGGGCGACGTGAGCATGGAGTTCGTAGAGGTGGACGCGGAGGAGGAGGAAACCCGTGACGCAGCGGCGGAACGCAGGGCCAAGACACGCAGCACGCGCATCCTGAGTGGTGAGATCAACCCTCAGATCGCCCGGCAGATCGCGGTGGATGATGGGGACCTGAACCCGGACTACCTGGAGCAGATATCCGAGGAGGATGTTACCCCGGAGCTTACAGAGTCACCGGAGGAAGAGGCCACGGACGTGGGGGACATAACCGAGGAGTCTCAGGAGAAGAGCGTCTGGACGCGCATCAAGGCCCTAGGGGACCGGTTGCAGCTAAGGCGCAAGGGTTCCGGCTATGAGGACGCGGTGAACGCCTACGCGGAGCGCCTGGTTGCCGCGTACGATGAGTGGGCCGAGAAGTGGGCTGGGCTCATCGCCAAGGCGGACCTGCTGAACCGGGACCTGCTCATCAGGCAGGCGGCCAACGAGATAGACGACATCATGCAGGGGATAGCCAAGGAGGGTCTGTCCGAGGCATATATGCTGGGCCTGTTTGAAGGGGACTGGGAGTTTGAGGACGAATTGAGTTATGCGGGCTACGTTCAGGTCCAAAACTATACGGACCGCAACCTGCGCTTCCTGGAGTTCAGCCTGAATCCCGACGTGCAGACCAAGCTCAAGGGGCTGGGTGACGAAGGGCTAAAGGACGCGGGGGCCGTGCTGGGTGTCCTGGGCACCTTTAGAGGCCGTGTAGCGACGTATGCGGGTCCGTACTGGGTGATGATATGGAAAGGTACGGAAGAGCGGGTCAAGACGCAGGGGCAGGCTCAGGGGCGTGTGATTAAGGTGACGCGGCACTCAGACAGCCGGGCAGAGCACTGTGATACCTGCCCGCCCAAGGCTGGTGCGTACAAGTCCTGGGATGAGATGATCGCAGAGTGCGGCGGGGTCCCGGCGGATGGGTCGGACGATTGCGGTTGTAATTGCAGGTGCTGGATCGCGCTAGGATAGATTGGAGGGCACAATGGTTGCCGACAGCGTGAGGAGAAATGTGAGGAGAAAGAGATATGCGGTAGCAGCGCGTGTGATTGTGTACCATACTATAGCCTATGGGTTGCTGCTGCCCCTAGCGGTGCTGACAGGCATTCAGAAGATCTGGATACGGATCGCTGAGTGGGTATTCGGGTTGGTCGTCAGCCGGGAATATGCCGAGGACACATATCTGAGCTGGGTTCTTGATTGGCTGCGGGTAACGGGTTTCCGGGAGAACAAGCCTAGCATCCTTGGTTACATGCCACCAGGTCATGGTGTGTGGGACGTGTTGGATCAGTTTAAAGATCAGTTTGGAGGGGTAACATGACAGACGCCCAAGGGCACAGCATAGAGATTCCTATGGCAAGCGTCACTAAGGACGTCACGGTCAATGTGAACCTCACGGGCTTCCGCCAGTGGCACATGCGGCTGCGGATTGGCCTGGTGCTGATGCGGCTCGCCATCTGGATATCGGGCATGGGATGCAAAGTGGAGGAGCCAGGTGAAACAAGCGCTTCGGATTAAGTTCAATGCCTTGGGGAGATGGGAAGAAGAACCTATTCATCCTAAAGAAGACTGGACGGGTCTAGGAGAACACAGTTTCTCGTACGGCGACTCCGGTGTTTTCTTCATTTGTTCATCATACTGCATGATGTGTGGAGAGAAGAAAGACGTTGCAGCCTTTGACGTATCCACCGGTGAGTATGCACCGTGCTTTATCTGTCGGGATTGTATAAATGCCGCCTTCGACCGCTACGCAGCAGGGGAACGTTCGGAGAGGCCAGAAGATGCCCCCTAGAATCCGCCTTGAGCGCATCGGGTCTGACAAGCCCATCGTGGATACCGCCAAACTCCTGCGGGGCCTGGAGCGGGCCGTAGATGACACCACAGCCATAGTGGAGTCCAACTTCAAGGCCACGACCAAGACCTGGAAGCACGAGGTCCGGTTCAAGCGGCGCAAGGCAGCAAGGCGTGGCAACGTGATTGAGGGCGACGTGACCACGGATGACGAGATATACGGCTATGTCACAGGTGGCACTAGGCGTCACCTCATACCGAAACGGCCCTTGCCACAGGGTAGGTCTCTCCGCTTCCGCGGTGGCAAGTATGGGGCCAAGACGAGGCCCAGGGTGCTCGGCTCGCACAAGGGCGGGGCGGGTGGTGCCTTTGTGTTCCGGAAGCAAGTCATGCACCCCGGCACGAAGGCCAGGGAGTTTGAGCAGGAGATAGCCTTGCGGCGTCAGAGGAACCTCCACAACTTCGTCATCAGGGCGTATGCGGAGGCCAGGAAGTGAGCGGCCAAGCATGGTCAGATTCTTACATTGTGACCGATGAGCCGGGCATATTCAGACAAGGCAGCCGGTTCTTCACCCTAGCCCAGGTCATCAATGGGTTGTGCAACCTTCTGGTGGCGATATACTGGAAGGATTTGCGCCTGGGGCAGAACGAGTGGCTGCAAGTAACCTTCATGCCGGAAACTAAACGATGGAACTTCTGCGTCAAGGCAGAATGGACGGTAGGAGAGGCCAGGAAGTGACGACAAAGGTTTGGAGTCCGGAGCTGGCTAAAGAGCTTGAGGAGAGTGATAGGCAGTTCCTAATGGAATGGCGGCGTACCTTGCTAGCTCAGGTAGACGCCATTGAGCGCAGGCTGAAACTCCAGACCACGACAGCAGACTTGCGCAAGCAAGCAAAGTGTGATAAAATAGCTGCCAAAGGGTAAAGAGCATGCAACAACTTCTAGTAGCCGTTACAAGCTGGTTGGGCTATCAAATAAGTATTGTTTGGGAAGATTGGTGGATAATCCACCTCAGTCAATACGATGGACATAGCCATTGGTGTGAGAGCACGCGGCGACTTCATGCTTTCTATTTTGGCAAGGGACATTCAGGTTTTACCTTGAAGTTGGGACCGTATCGTCTCACGGGTTATCAGATATAGAATAGTCAAGGCTTCCCGTAATGGTACGCCGTCTATCAGGTGGCCGTCCGCAAGGAGCGCCGCCAAGGGGCGGCGTTTTCTTATGGAGCAGGGACCGCAGGGGTTGTACCTCAAGCCGCCACATGGGGAGCTATCCCACAGCGGCGTTAAGACCGCATTGGCCAAGGCGAGGGAGTTTGGCTTCGAGGGCCAGCCCTTTGCGTTGTGTTCGGGACTGTACGGTTACGGTGATCTGGTCCTGGGAGACCCGGAGGCGGTGGGCGTCGATGAGTTCGATGCGCGGTTCAGTGAGCACCGGGTATCCGTCAAGGAGCGGTTGAAGTGGTGGCCTGATGCCACCGAGTTGTTCCTGTACGCCTACAAGGAATGGGTGCCCTATGGGAAGCCAAGGCGGGTCGAAGTACCCGCACAGGTGCAGACGCTGATGGGGCCGATACGGTTTCTGGACGAGGAGGCAGGCATGGGAGAGGGCGTGGTAATCAACGTCAACACGGCGGGCGCGGCCCCGAAGGTTACGGAGGACGTGGCCCTGATGAAGGCTATGGCTGGTAACGGTGAGGCTATCAAGACACTGGAAGAGGCTGGGGACAGTACCGAGGGGGCGAAGGAGACGAAGGTATGGAAGCCTTCAGACGCGCCATCGCACACAGAGGCAGCGGATACCCCGAAGAAGCGGAACCAGTGGGCCGGGACGGCCAACGGTTATCGGGAGACCTGTCTGGGCAAGATAGATGGTACGCCTACAGAGGCGCAGGTCAAGGCGTGTGAGGCCAGTGCCATCAGGATAGCCAACGCGGCGGTCAAGAGCGCGGAGATTCAGGATTCCCGCAGCGAGAAGGGTGGGCTGAGCCTGTCAGACATTCAGAGCATGATGTGGACAGCCTTGTCTCCTAGTGAAGAAGTGGATAAGCCATACGTCCGGGACATAGACATCTACGACAATTATGTCACGTACAAGCTGGAGGGCATGGACTACCTGCGCGTCTACACGATCGTGGACGGGAAGCTCCAGTTGGGTGAGGCTACTGAGATTGAGTACGTGATACGGCCTAAGGATGGAATGTTGGGTAAGGGCTACAAGGCTGAGCTGGTTCAGGAGTTTGACGCCCTGGAATTGGGCGACAAGGTCTTGGATGATGATGAGAAGGCTGCATTGACTTCTGCACAGCGCCGGGCTTTGCCGAATAGCGCTTATGCCTGGGTAGAGACCGGTGAGGGCTGCGAGAAGGTAGACGGCAAGACGCCGGAGAAGTGCCGCCACCTCCCCTACAAGAAGGCCGACGGGAGCCTTGATTGCGCCCGTGTGCGCAATGCGAGGTCGGTTCTAGCGGGGGGAAGGACTGGCAAGCCTATGACCGGCGTGCCTCAGGCTGCCAAGGACAAGATCGAGAAGGCCCAGACGGAATGCACCAAGAGCACGACTACAGGCGGCAAGGGCCTGGAGGGGCTACGTGCCCAGGCAAACAAGGCACTGGAGGGTGTTACGGGCTTGTGGAAGGCCATAACCGCTGGAGGGGATGAGGCATTCCTAAAGGGCGACACGGGCTTCAAGACCTTTAAGGCAGAGGATGGTAAGACGTGGATCATCACATGGACAACCAACGCCTTCCTGGACCGGGATGGGGAGATATTCACCACCAAGTCCATCGAGGAGTATGCGGACCGGGCCTGGAAGCAAATTAAGGAGACTGGCAGCAAGGGACAATACGACTTCTATCACGCGCCGCGTAGCGAGTTCGCCGACATCAAGTTTGCTGGGGCTGTGGGCAGGTTTTTGGTGGAGATGGGCACCTTCCATGACGACGGGGTGGGGAAGGTGTTCGAGAAGTTCTTCACAGAGTGCCCGGAGGCGCAGAAGGAAATCGCCCCCGACGGTTGGGGGACTTCACACCGGTTCCAGTTTAAGCCAGGGGACCGGGACGATGGTGTCTTTGACTGGTTTGATAAGGACCGTACTTCGGTCCTGGCGGTCCACAGGGCCGCTAACGCATATACGGCGATGGGGGTACTGCAAATGTCACTGAACGAAGAGCAACAGGATGTACTCAAGAAGGTTGGTGAGGCCACGGGTGTGGACCTGCTGAACATGATGCAGTCTACCGAGGATACAACCAAGACTCTTGAGGGGGCTGGCGTAGCCTATAAGGGTGCCAAGGACGGCGACAACAAGGAAGAGGTAACGGCAACGGCGGCGGCTGCGGAAACTGAGGAAGATGCTGAGGTCACCGATGTTGCGCATATCGATGTCGAAGGCGTGGCGCAGCGTGTGGCCCAAATCATGGGCTTGAAGGAGCTGAGCGAGATGCTCCAGGATATCAACGGACGCCTGATCGAAGTGGAGAAGGGCGACGAAGAGAAGGGGAAGCGCCTGATCGAAGTAGAGAAGGGCGACGATACGAGGTTGAAGGAAAAGAAAGCCTGGCAGCCAAATGTGGCGTGGCTCCGTCCCTCCACGGCTGACGGTACCCTCCTTGACGAGAGCAAGGACAAGGGTTTGACCGACAAGAAGCCGGGGGTCCCCAATGCCATTCAGCAAGTTTCCAAGACGATATTGGGGAACCCAGTAGCGGGAGGTAGGACATAATGAGCGGTCAATTGGACCAGAGCCAAATGGTAGCCCTGGGGCAGGCCATCGCCCAGGGAATGATGCAGAGCGGCCTGGTGCAGGGCCAGAAGTACGCCACCGGGACGCCGACGACCAACTGGATCCACGGTCCGGGCGGCATTTTGGGTTCGTCTGCTCTGGACCAGCAGATCATCAGCGCACGCATCACGCCGATGGGCCTCAGCTCGGTGCTCCCGGTGAATATGAGCCGGGATACCAACCCCGAGTACGGGTTCATCACGGGCATGTCGTCTAGCGGTGAGGCGGAGCCAAGCGGGGTTTGCGCGGACTGCCCTAGTGGTATCACGCAGTCCTGCATCCAGACCACGCAGTTTGGGCGCGTCTGCCGCGAGACCAAGGAGCTGGACATCGACCGGACCATCGAACGCATCAATCGTGGCGAGATCGACTACCAGCTCATCAATGACATCCTGGGCCTCCAGCCCGCAGACGTCTTCCGAGCCATCACCCAGCCGGACTACCGGACCGTGCTCAATGTCGCTACGGCCTGGGGCATGGTGGAGGTCGGAGGCCAATTTCAGCAGGTGCTGGTGCCCATGACCTTCCAGGGCAACCCGGTAAACAACACAGCCGGGGGAGGGTACAAGGAGTTCGCGGGGCTGGATCTGCTCATCAGCACCAACTACGTTGACGCCTACACGGGAGCCAATTGCGCGGCCTTGGACGCGGATGTCAAGACATTCAATTGGGCGGACGTGAACTCCGTGGACGCCAACGGGAACTTCACCATCGTGTCTCAACTGTCCTGGATGGAGGAGTACGTTCACCGCAACGCCAGGCGCATGGGACTCATGCCCGCTTCTTGGGTATGGGTGATGCGTGAGGAGTTGTGGTATATGCTCACGGAGATTTGGCCTACGGCATACTACACCAGCCGTGGCCTGACGGCGGTGCCGCCGGGGGTTTCCGTGAACGTGGACGGGGTAGACCTGACCCAGTTGCGCGATACCATGCGCGCCGGGATGTTCCTTGAGATCAATGGGCGCAGGCACCCCGTGGTCATAGATGACGGGATCGTGGAGTACAATGAGGCCACCGGCCAGGGCAACCTTGTGGCCGGCGACTTCGCCAGCACCATTTACCTGGTGCCCGTTACCGTTGCAGGTGGCACGCAGGCCACCTTCTACGAGACCAAGGATTATCGGTTCACGGCGGCGGAGATGGCCGCTGCGCCGGGCGGACTGCTCCAGGACCAGTTCTGGACGGACGATGGCCGGTTCCTGTGGACCCTGGACCGCCAGTTGTGGTGCTACATCCTGGCGGGCAAGATCGAGCCGCGGATCATACTGCGGACTCCCATGCTGTCGGGCAAGCTAGAATACGTGAAGTACACGCCTGTGCAGCACTTCAGGGATTTCGATGAGGACAGCGACTACTTCCTCAAGGGTGGTGTACCTTCCAGGCCAGCCCCGAGTTTCTGGGGTACTTGGAACCTGCCTGCGACCTATAGTCGCTAGTGACGGTTGACAAAGATGGGGGCGGTTCTTCCGCCCCCACATACCCAAAGGAGCGGGTCTGATGCGTGTCCAGATGGTGCCGGGGGAACGGTTTTTCCGTTCGCATGAAAGCGGCATAAAAAGGGTCGTGGAGGCGTACTGCAAGCACCTGCCGGAATTCGGCATAGAGATAGTCACCGAGGACGTGAAGGACTACGATGTCAAGGCGGTGCACGCAGGGATGGCCCCGGATTGCGACGTGGCTCATCTGCATGGGCTTTACTGGACTTCTGATTACGAGGCCTCTGCTTGGGAGTGGAAGGCCAACAGCGGCGTGATCGGTAATCTCCGTGTGGCCAGGGAGGTCACGGTGCCCTCAGAGTGGGTGGCCATGACCATCAGGCGGGACATGCGCATTCAGCCCCACGTGGTGCCTCACGGCATTGAGTGGGATGAGTGGGCACATCACCACGAGAAGAGCGGCGGCTACGTGCTGTGGAATAAGAACCGGGATGCCGACGTATGTACGCCGTGGCCGATGGCGGACCTGGCCAAGACGGCGCCGGAAGTGAAGTTCATATCTACCTTTGCGCCACCCAATGCGCCCAGCAACGTGGAGGTCATCGGGTTGCAGCCCTACGAGGGCATGAAGCTGTTAGTACAGGGCGCGGGGGTCTACCTGAGCACGACCAAGGAGACATTTGGGATTGGCATCCTGGAGGCGATGGCGGCGGGGGTGCCTGTGCTGGGGTTTGCGTGGGGCAATATCGGGAACCTGGTGCACCACCAGGTCAACGGCTGGCTGTCTATGCCGGGGGACTTTGACCATCTGCGTGAGGGGTTGGAGTACTGTATACAGCACCGGGAGCGGCTGGGTGAGGCTGGCCGCGAGATGTCCAAGCATTACCGCTGGCGAGAGGTCTGCAAGCAGGTGGCGGGGGTCTATGAGCTGGCGGCGCGGGAGCATCTGGCGAACGTGGCGGTGATCATCCCCAGCCATAACTATGCGGACCGGGTGGGCCAGGCTATAGAAAGTGCCCTGGCACAGACCTACAAGGGCCTGACGAACGTAGTGGTGGTAGACGACGGGAGTGAGGACGACGGGGCCACAGGGCAGGTTGTGGCAAAGTATGAGGAGCAGGATAGCCGGGTGCGGTACATCAAGCAGCAGAATCAGGGCGTGGCTGTAGCGAGAAACAGGGGCATTGGCAGCGTCGATACGGAATATGTCTGCTGCTTGGATGCGGACGATGCCATAGCACCGGAGTTCCTGAGCAGGTGCATCAGCCCATTGGAGGAGGACCGGTCTTTGGGGCTATCATTCACGGGCCTGTGGGCGGTGACCCCGGACGGGAAGGCAGGTCAGTCCCAATGGCCTGACGGCTATGATTTCGAGCAGCAGTTGGCGCGGCGTAACCAGGTGCCCACGTGCTGCGTATTCCGCCGGGAGGCCTGGAAGCGACTGGGCGGGTACCGGAAGAGGTACTGCCCAAACGGCGCGGGTAGCGAGGATGCGGAGTTCTGGACTCGGATGGGGGCTTACGGCTGGGGTGCGGTACAGGCCACCAAGGAGCCGCTGTTCATGTACGCCTTGGGCACAGGCCACGTGACGGCGCTCCTCAAGGAAGGCAACTATCAAGAGCCGGACTGGCTGGCCTGGCACCCCTGGGTTCAGGATAGGCAGTTTCCTCTTGCTTGTCTGGCGGAGCCGAAGCGGTTCAGTCATCCGGTGCGGGCTTATGACACGCCGTGGGTGAGCGTGATCGTGCCTGTGGGTCCGGGCCATGAGGAGATCGTGGTTGACGCCCTGGACAGCCTGGAGGCGCAAACCTTCCGGCAGTGGGAGTGCGTGCTGGTGAATGATACGGGGCAGCCCCTACCTGAGCAGCTATTGAGGGCATACCCCTACGTGACACTGGTGGAGACGCCGGGGAACAAGGGCGCGGGTTATGCACGGAACAGGGGCGTGGAGGTAGCGAGGTCTCCCTTGCTCACCTTCCTGGATGCAGACGATTACATGCAGCCGGAGTTCCTGCGGGTATGCGTGGAGACTAGGTTGCAGACTGGCAGTTGGATCTACACTGATTTGTGGTCGGCATGGCCCAACGGTGAGGTCCACGAGTATCAGGTGGACGACTTCGACGTGACCAGCTTGTGGCAGGACGGCTTGGGGGCGGTAACAGTGATTATTGACCAGGCCGAGTTTCAGGCCGTGGGCGGCTTCGACGAGGAGCTGGACACGCGGGAGGATTGGGATTTTCAGTTCAAGCTAGCCATGGCGGGCTTTTGCGGTGTGCGTGTGCCTCAGCCCTTGGTGACCTACCGCCTCGCTACGGGGGAGCGCAGGGAGAAACAGGCTAGTGATACCGCGGCCATGCTGAGGGAGAAATATGACCTGGAGGGCTTAAAGGTGGCGTGCAAACCATGTTCACAGAATGCCAGGGTTATGAGTACCGTGTTGCCGCAGAGCTGGAGCACCAAGGAGGAGGAGGGGTTCGTACAGTTGAAGTACGTGGGCAAGAACCGGGCCACCTCTACGTTCAAGGGCGTTTCAGGGCGCAATTACCGATTCGGGAACAACGACGATGCGCGGATTGCCTGGGTGCATCCAGAGGATGCTATCAACCTCGTAGACGTAAAGCATCAGCCATTTGAGCGCGTGCAAGCGTTGACCCAGACGCAGGGCCTGCCTACGGCGCTAATGGCCCCGGTTTCAGGATAAGGGGAGATGAGTAGGGATACCAAGACCACGCTGCTATCGCTGGACAGGTACGCCAAGTGGCTGGGGCTGGACCCGCTGCACTTCGCGGGTGGCTACAGTGCACTCCGGCCTGCGGGCACCTGCAATAGCGTCTGGATGCAGTACGATTGGCAGAACGCCAGCCACGTGAGCAGGCACCAGTTGGCCGAGCTGATTGCCAAGGCCGAGGAGGACATTGCCCTGCTCGTGAGGTACTGGCCTGCGTTAGTTTGGATCTCAGACGAGTGGCACCCGTACCCCAGGATACACCGCCGGGAGCTATACGGGACGGGATTGACACGGCGCGGCGACCACAAGCCGATGAACCTCAAATGGGGCTACGTGTGGTATGGCGGACAGAGAGCGGTGACGGCTATCGACGCGGCCAACGTGACGCGCAATGCCGATGTGGACGGCGATGGGGACGGGTTTGCGGAGTGGGCTCAGTTCACTATCACCAACGTGGCTACGGACTTCAATGTCTGCCAGCTCAGGGCGTACTTCAAGGTCTATGCCGCATTGGACGCAACCAACTGCCGGACCGACCCAGCGAGTGCGGGCGCGGACCCGGCATGGGAGGTGAAACCCATAACGGCTACGCTTTCAGGCACAACGCTAACGGTTCTGATCCCGATATGGTGCCTATTCAAGCCGCAGTTGCAGGAGTCGTTTAGCGCCACTGGCATAGACGCCGATGTCGTGGGTAGCTACGTGGACACCTTGACCTTCTACCGAGAGTACAATGACCCATCGGAGCAGGTGCAATTCCTGTGGGGTGAGCCGGGTTGCAGGACCGCGGCCTGTGCTGTCAGCATACAGGCGGGTTGTTTTGGGGTATTGGACCCGAGGGAGGGTACTGTAGTCCCACAGCCGGGCACGTGGGACGGTGAATCCTTCGCCCTTGCGTCGTGGACTGAGGGGCGGGAACCCGATTCGGTGCGGTTCTGGTACCGGGCGGGGTATCAACCGGAGGTGGCTCCGGGGTGCGATCCTTTAAGTGACTACTGGGCCAACCTGATTGCGATACTGGCGACGTCCAGGCTGGAGCGGCCCCTGTGTGCCTGCTCACTAGCTAGGGCCAAGGCGGATGTTTGGCGTACGGACGTGACCAAGGTTAATGACTCTGGCAGCTTCCAGTTGGGCATGGATGCGCTGGATTGCACGCTGGGCTATCGCAGGGGTGAGATTCATGTATGGAAACATCTTTCAGGCCGCCCCGGTTTGACCAGGGGCCAGGCCGTAGAATGGTGACGGAGGTGTAGAAGATGAGTAACGGTGATTTGACGCCAGCACAAAGGGAGTTCAGCCGTGTGTTTCTCATTGAGGGCCGGGCACGCGGCGACCATACGCCGGAGTATATGGGGTGTATGAGGGCAGGACCGATAGACTGGTCCCTGGGTGCTGTGACCAAGATTGACTGTCCTTCTAGCCAACAGTACGGCAAGTTTGTGGAGAGGGGCAAGAGCAAGGCCGATGCAGACAGGCCCACGACCTCACTGGTGGGGTTGTTCGCGGCGGACCTGGAGAGTACGCTGATCCGGTTAGCCAAGACCGGGTGCGCGGTGGACCTGCATTACCATTTTGGGCAGTGCACGGACCCGCAGTTGTTTGACGTGTTCCAGCAGGCCATCGTCTGGGAGGACGTGGACCTGACGAACTACTCCGCGGACGACCTGGGTGCTCTGGACGGGAGTGAGACTGGCAAGGTGAACGAGACCAGTGAGCTTTCCGCTAGGGAGTTCTATCAGGTGCTGCCCCTCGCCTTTGCGGAGGTGGCGGCGACTGTTGTGACCAACGAGGTCATCGACGTGGTGGTCTGTGACAGCATATCGTGCGGGGAGTGCATAGGCCAGTCTGGGGGGTGTGAGAGGGTCTATGCGGTTACCCTGGCTGCGGGTGGATCTCCGGGTACGCCTGCCGACGTGGTGTATACGCTGGACGGCGGGGCGAACTGGAATACCAGTGAGATTGATTCACTTGGCGCGACGGAGGACCCGACGGGCCTGGCGTGCCTGGCTGGGTACATGGTGGTGGTCTCGGCAGACTCGTGCAGCCTGCATTACGTCTTACAGGCCGATCTGGACGCAGTGGGCGGCGAGACCTGGGTGCAGAACGTCACCGGGTTTGTGGACAAGGGCACGGGCACCTGCCCGCTGGATATCTGGTCTGTGGGCAACTACGCCTTCATCTCCGCTGAGGGCGGGTACGTCTACGGCACCGCTGACCCGACGGCGGGCGTGGTCATCCTGGAGGCCGGCAACGCGGTAACTAATGCGTTGTGGGCCATTCACGCCATGAACCGGAACGTCTGCGTGGCCGTGGGCAGTGCGGGCGCGGTGATCCGGACACTGAACGGCGGGGATACGTGGCAGCACATGAGCGCACCTGTGGGCATCGGCACGTCTCTCCAGTCGGTATGGGTCAAGACCGAGACAGAGTGGTGGGTTGGCTCCAGTGATGGGCGGCTGTTCGAGACCCTGGACGGCGGCAATACATGGAACCTGCGGGCGGACTGGGCGGGCGGCACTGTCTACGACATCGCGTTTTCCTCGGACAACGTGATGACCGTTGCGCATACCACGGCGGCTGGGGTGGGCCGGCTACTGCGCAGCTACAATGGCGGCAACAGCTTCGTGGTATTGCCGGAGGGCGTAGGGGCCTTGCCTGCCAGTGCCAGGCTGAACGCCATCGCCCTGTGCGAGAACGATGTCAATGTGGTCGCTGCGGTTGGGTTGGACGGCGGCGCAGACGGCATCATACTCTGGGGCGAGGACTAGGCAAGCGTGTCATAACTATGTGAAAGGGAGGACCTTCCCATGACAGCAGACAAGAAAGCAAAGCGCACAAAGCGTATCAAGGAGAAGAAGGGGCTGTCTCCTGCTGCAATGGCGGCTATCGAGACCGCCAAGAAGATGCGTGAGGCGGAACAGCCCACGGAGGTGACGCTGATCGGCGGGGTCACGGCCATCCTGCATCCTGTGGCCCCGTCGCTGATTCAGGACGTGCAGTTGCGCATCGAGGACCCCCCGGTTCCACGGGTCTGGATTCAGGACAAGGATCGGGAGGAGGAGAACCCCAGCGACCCGTCATACCTGGCGGGCCTGGAGCGTGCTTCGCAGGAGCGGGAGGTGGCGGTTTTGGATGCCTTTGTCATGATGGGCGTGGAGCTGCCAAAGGGGTACGAGATACCCCCGTCCTGGATCAAGCAGCTCAAGATGCTGGGGCTGGAATTCGATGAGGACGACCCTGACGAGGTAGAGTTCGTCTTCAAGAAGTACCATACCAGCAACTCCGTCCTGATGAAGTTAACTGTGATGTCGGGCATTCGAGAGGAGGACATAGCCGGATTCCGCGACCTTTTTCGCGGTTAGGCGGCACGGCAGACCCATCCGGGACTATCCGCTTGCAGACGCGGTGATGACGGGTATCACGGCCTCCACGCACTTCATGCAGTGGGAGGCTGCTAACGCGGCGGGGTTGGACCTGCACCTCTGGGATGCGGGTTTCTACCCTAAGCGGTTCATGGCCAAGGTATTGGCATGGCACGAGGGCCATGAGCTAATCGAACAGCACAAACAGTCTGCGCTGCTCAAGGACGCAGAACGCAAGGCCAAACGGGCGAAGCAAAAAGGGCGGTAGATGGCTATAGAGACCATCGGCGTCCGGGTAGTGGTCGAGGGCGCTGAGAAGGCAGTTAGTGACCTGAACAGGGTCAATAAGGCAGCGGGTTCCCTTGGCGGCGCAGCCGCAGCTACCGCTTCCCCTTTGGGCATCCTGGCGGGTGCGCTGGCCAACGTGGGCACAATTGCCGCGGGCATCATCAGCGCACAACTATTCACCAACCTAGTAGAGGGCCTCAAGAGCGTGGCTCAGGAGGCCCTTTTTGGTGCGGGTCGTGTTGAGGAGTTAGAGATAATCCTGGAGCTGCTGGGCACCAGGGCGGGGTACGGCGCGGCCCAACTCTACAAGTGGCGTGACGCTGTAGTGGATGCCGGGATCCGCACCGACGTGGCCACAAAGCTCCTGGCCCAATTCATACGCTATCAGATTGATGCGGCTCAGGCCGTGGAGCTAGCCAATGTGGCCCAGGACGCGGCGGTGTTCGCTCAGCAGGACAGCACCGAGGCCCTGGACGGCTTGCTACATGGTATTCTCACGCAAAGGTCCATCGTCCTACGGACCTATGGCGTCATGGTCGATTTTAACCGAGCCTATGCAGAGTATGGCGACCTCATTGGCAAGGCTGCTGATGAACTGGACGCCAATGAGCGTGTACAGGCGGCCCTCAACGCAGTCCTCCAGCAGGGCGTGTCCATTACTGGATCCTATGAGGCGGCGATGGGGACCTGGTCCAAGATGTGGCGCACGCTAACGGGAAGGCTCATCCCGGAGATGATCTGGCAGTTGGGCGGGCCGTTTCAGCAGGCCATGGGTTCGGTGGTTTTTGCCATCTCGGACTTTGTTGAGGGCCTGACCGCTGCGGTATCGGAGGGTGGGTCATTGCGCCCCATCCTCGATGGGCTGGCCAGCGCAGCTATGCGCCTCTTAGCCCCACTTATCGCCATCGTCCGTGTCATATCCTCGTACCTTGGCGCGGCCAATGCCGCCAAGGCTGTAACCAGTGACTGGGACATGAAGATGGCGGATATGAGAAGGCCTACGGAGAAGGTTACTGAGGTCATTGCTCAACTAGGTGACCAGTGGGCCAAGGAAGGCAAGAGAATCGCTGATGTTACCAGGGATCTTACCAAGTCCATAACGCGCATGTGGGATGACCATGGGCGCCAATTGGCAAAGAGCATCTTCGACTTCAACCTGAGCCGGCTGCGGGATGAGTTGGACTGGCAGAAGCGCAGGGAGCGGGAACTCGGGGAACACAACCGCAAGATGGCGGATATGTACGCGGAGCTGAATGAGTTGCGCACGGGTAAGCGCCGCCAAGAGATCAAGGCCCAGATGCAGGATGAGCAGAAGAACTACGGGGCTCAGCGTGCACAGTTTGAGCAGTTGCTTGGCGAGGCCCAGTCCGATGAGGAACGCCTGCGTATTCAGGGGTGGCTCGATGCCCTCCAGGCAGAGCACCAGGGCCAGCAGGATGTGCTTCAGGAGGAGATAACCGCCATAGACGCAGAGCAGGCGCTATTGGAGAAGCGCATCGCTATGGAGGAGCGGGCCTTCGAGCAGCGTCGGGATTTGGAGGCTGAGGACCGGCGTGTTCGCATGGCGCGGGAAGATGAGGATTTCGCGCGGCGCACAACCAGGGACGAAGAAGAGGTACGGCGCCGGGAGGAGCTGCAACGTGAGGAGTCCAGGGAGCGGATAGCGATCATACAGGAGCAGATCGCCGATGAGAAGGCGGCCAAACTGGCATCCTATCAAGAGCAGCAGGCCATGCTCACTCAGTCCGTAGGTGACCAGCAGGGCATCCTCAAGGGGTTCACGGATGAGCAGGAGACGCTGGTGGGGGAGTGGACCAAGACCTTCGAGGGTTTCATTCCCACCATCAGGGATGAGCTGATCCCGACGCTGAACGACATGCTGGGCGCGTGGAGCGTGTTCTCCACAGAGATGTGGCCGGTGCTCAAGCCCATCCTAGAGTTCCTGGGCAGGCTTATCCTGCCCGTGATCAATGCAGAGATGGACAAGCTCACACGCATGATGGCGCAGGCAGCCATCGTCATCTGGGCCAATGAGATAGCGCTCAAGGGTTTCAACCGTGTGACCGCGCACATGGCTGAGGTCTTACGTGATGCTTGGGAGGAGGCCCAAAAGATTGCGGGCCGTTTCTACGACGTGGGCGCAGGCATCGTTCAGGGCATCATCGACGGCGTCAATGGGATGTGGCAACATATCATAAACCGGGTGCGGAACCTGGCAGAGGCCATCATCTATGAAATCAAATTGAGGCTGGGCATGGGGTCACCGTCCAAAGTCTTCATAGGCATGGGTCAGGAGATTTCGCGGAGTTTGGCCGAAGGTATCCGGTCTATGGGAGACCTGCCAGCCTTGCAGATGGGTCAGGTGACGTTAGGGACGCTGGCCGCCGTGCCCGCCTCCACAACCAGCGTCAGCAACCAGTACAACCTGAATATGACCTCACTTGCGCCCACGTCCACCGTGGCTGCGGACTTCCATCTGATGCAGGTCATGGCGAAGTGATAGAACCGCATCCTGGGGCGCTGTAGTAGCCCAGGACGGTTTTTGGGGTGAAACAGGTAGCGGGGCTAGGGTATGGGAGAGAAAACGGCTGGGGGGCCGCGGGCGAGGGTCTTCCGGCTCATCAGGACGGAGGACGTGAGCGGGGTCAGTGGCACCGGGATTGTGGCCGATGGCGTGGTGTTCCCTGACGGCGTGACAGTGCTGCGGTGGAGGACCGTGGGGGGCAGCACGGCCATTTATGACTCCGTGGAGAGCGTAGAACGGATACACGGCCATGACGGGAGCACGAGGCTGGTATGGTGAGTCTTTTGCGCAAAAGGAAACCGGGGCCTTTCTTTTGCGGGCAAAACATCTCAGGGGGCAATAATATGAGCAAAAGGGTTGATGGAGGGCATCATGGTCAAGAAGCGATTGGCTCTTGCGAGTGCCCTGCTACTGGCGGTGCTCATAGTCGCCGTGGTGGTGGGGGGTAGGGACATGGGCATTTGTGACATCAAGTATGAGCTGATAACGCCGGACGGCCAGACGTTTAACTTCTGGGGCGTGGGCCGTGCGCCAGGCTCAGAGGCCACCTTGCAGGCCCACGAGGGCTTTGGCCTGCCACCGGTGCGGCATGTCACCCAGGACATCTACAACGTGCCGGGCAACCTCCTGGTAGACGTGGTGGTGCAGGGCCGTACCGTGACCATCACCGAATCGGTCTATGCCACGGACGCAACGCGCAAGGGGCTACACAAGGCCCTGGCGGAGATATGGGATGCCGTGCGTTGGGACCGTGGGGCCACAAGGACCATGCCAAGCATCCTGCGGTACACAGTAGATGGTAACAGTTGGGACCTGTACGTTGTCCTGTCGGGCGTCGTAGAGGGACGCCAGGGCCGCTATGGTCGGAACGAGATCGTGGGCCTGCGGTTCGAGGCGCACGACCCGCTGTGGTGGGATGATGAAGAGAGCCTGTTGACGTTGGACTGGGAGGATGAATCGACGGTTCTCTATTTTGCGAGTCGCGTAGACGGTCTTTGGGAGCGAGACATTGCACAACCCGCGGCTGTAACGCCTGGTTTTGGTGGCCCGAATATTTGGGCGATTGCTGTAGACCCGGAAACAGGGGACGTAATTGTCGCTGGAAACTTCACGGACTGGGACAACCTAGGTTCACCCGCAGGTGACTACGTTGTTCGCTGGGATGTTTCAGCGGGGGCCTGGACTAGTATCGGCGGCGGTCTGAATGACTGGGTATTCACCCTATGCTTTGGGCCGGATGGTGTTCTCTATGCTGGCGGGGCATTCCTGAACGGGTCGGGCGGCGCGGGTGACCCGCTTGCGGACGGTATAGCGCAGTATGACGCCTTGACGGATACCTGGGTCAACGTAGGCGGTGGCCCTGGCGTTGGCGTTGCACTAACGAACGTTCAGGACATCGTAGTCGGCTACGATGGGGTTTTGTATGTGACTGGCTTCTTCACCGCTTGGGGAGGCTTGGGGTCACCTGCTGGCGACTACATCGTCCAGTTGCCCATACCCTATGCTGGCGGCGTGTGGGCCACAGTAGGGAACGGTTTAAATAGTGTAGGTTACGCCCTAACCGTCCTGCCGAATGGCAATATCGCCTGCGGCGGCAATGCAACTATTTATGGCGGCGTTGTCTGTAACTATATTGGGGAATGGGATGGTACTACGTGGGCTGCATTGGGTTCTGGTACGAATGCTACAGTCCACACGATGGACGTTCACCCTAATGGAGACCTGTATATCGGTGGTCTATTTACGACCGCATCCGGAACCACTGTCAACCGGATTGCTCGCTGGAATGGCATGACTTGGTTTGATTTGGATGGGGGTGTAAGTGATAACGTCAATGCCTTGTCGATTGCACCTGACGGGATGTTATATGCAGGCGGGGTGTTTATCACGGCGGGGAGCCTAACGCTTGTTGACAGAGTGGCCCGATGGAACGGGTTTACATGGGCACGACTAGACATTGATTTACCAGGCATCCTTGGCGTAGAAGTACTGGTCACATATATGAACAATTTCTACCTTGGATTCGACACTACTGGAGTAACTTACTATGCGGGCAATAACAGCGTTGTCACCACAGGATCGGCGGCAACGCTACCGGTCATTGAAATTAAGAATCAAGGGCTTGTGCGGTCCATCCGCAACGAGACCACCGGGCAAGAACTACTCTTTGACATGCAGATGCTTGACGGCGAGATCGTCACCGTGGATATGAGTACGGGCCGCAAGACCGTCACGTCAAACTGGCGGGGCAACCGTTTGGGAGACCTGTTGCCAAATAGCGATCTTGGCACGTTCAAGCTGGAGTCCTACCCGCGGGCCTACTATGGGGGGACCGTGAAGGGCACAAACCTTGTAACTGCATTCATTACCACCATAGAGCCGGTAGAAATTCTTGATACTAACAACGAACTATCAGGTTGGGTATGCATCACAGGCATCAACTACAACAATACAACCCTAGGGAACCTATATGCTGAGGTTGTTGATGCAGGTGCTCCCCCTTGGCGCGTGGACTTTTTCAGAGATGCAGCGCGTGGTATTGGGGATTTGGTAGCTCACACTGCGAACTATGCGGCCCTAGGTGAGCAGGCTATTATCGCAGATAACCAAAGTGGCCTGGGAGGATACATCACCATTGAGGCACTAGGCCCAGCCGATGCGACCATTCATGCCAGGTATACCGTTATTAGGCCGAGAAAGTTTAACGATGCGGCTTGGCAACTGACAGGGTTTGACGGCATCATAGGAATTGCGCAAAGCAATACAAACTTGGGCAAGCTGTACGTATCGGTTGTGGACGATGGGGCGGGTGCAAATTGGCATGTTGACCTGTATGAGGACTTTGCTAGGACTGAATTAGTAGGACATACTGCCAGTTACGCGGCTGCTTTCACCGGTCTTATGGCGGTTGTTCCTGACAACGCTAGTCAGTTGGGTGGCACCATCACTATTGCCTTCCCAGCCGCTCCAGTAGCAGACGTTGACATCGAGGTCTATTTTACGATTGTCACGGCCACCTGGTACAACAAATGGTGGAGTGTGGATGAGGCCATTCTAGCCGCAGAATGATTGTGAGGGGCTATGCCCGCTGAGTATGAGGTACATCTTCTGGAGGCCGCCAGGGACAACCTTCTGGATGTCGTTGATGACTTCGAGACCCTGTCCTATGCCCAGCGGGTCAATGAGGTGGGCGCGTTTGGCCTCTCGGTGTGGGCGGATAGCTTCGATATCACCTTCGCGCACCTGGACGGGCGGATCGTAGTCTGGAGAAAGCCGCAGGGCGGGCGGAGGTACATCGACTTTGCGGGCCTCATTCGGGGCGTGACCCGCCAGTATCGAGGGGGCAAGCAGCAGGTCACGCTCTCCGGCGTGGGATACAATGACCTCTTGCGCCGCCGCGTGGTGGCGTATGCGGCCACTACCTCGGGGGCCAGGAAGGCGGACCAGGCCGACGACATGATGAAGGTTGTCGTGAGAGAAAACCTGGGCGCCTCCGCTCTTGCGGGCCGGGACCTCTCAGGCTGGGGCTTCACAGTACAGGCCAACGTGTCAGCCGGGACCATCGTGCGGGGCGACTTTGCCTACCAGGTCGTGCTGGACACGCTACAGGGCATCTCGGACGCCAGCCGTCAGACCCCAGCAACGCAGAGCTTCTTTGGCATCGTGCCTATCAACAGCGGATGGGAGATGCAGTTTCGTACCAACGTGCCGCAGTGGGGACAGGACCACAGCCACCCTAGCGGTGAGCATGGCCCTGTGGTGTTCTCCCAAGAGTACGAGAACATGGCCAACCCAGTTCTGGAGTGGGACCGCCATGATGAGGTAACGGTGGTCTACGGCGGGGGGCAGGGTGAGGACCTGGCCAAGCCGGTCATCGAAGTGGCCGATGCGGCACGCGAGGGCGAAAGCCCCCTCAATCGTTGTGAGGCCTATCACAGCATCACCAGCGGGGCAGGAACTACGCTGGAACTGATTGACGGGGCCAGGGCTGGGCTGGACGAAGGCCGGGGCAAGCGGCGGTTCACCTTCGACGTGGTAGAGATCCCCAGCACGTTGTACGGCCTGCACTGGGGCTTTGGGGACCTGGTGACGGCGGTATACGCAGGCGAGCAGTGGGACCTACACGTAGCAGCGGTAGAGGTCACGGTGGAGGGCAAGGTGGAGACCATCACTCCAAGGTTCGAGGAGTTTGCAGGGTGAGCACTACCGTAGAGCAACTGATAGCCGGGGTGACCGCCTTAGAACAAGGCATCAGGGCGCTTGAGGTCCGGGAACGTCCTTTGGCCTTGCGCGGCTGGCGCGATGATTTTCTGGGCACCGCCTTTCACGAGCAATACAGCACCCACGTCGGCAATGGTACTGTAACCTTCGTGCCGGGCGGCGAGCACGGCGGCGTGATTATGCTGTCTACAAATGCGGTGCTCGGTGCCTGGGCTGATATGTTTCTAGGCACCAGGGCTGATGCCTATCTCACCCTGGATGCAGACTACGGCTGGACCATGATTTGGCGGATGAAAGTCAGCTCCGTGGCAGGCAACCTCCGCGCGCGAGCTGGAGCGAGAGACAACGCGGCCAACAACTATATCGCCGCTGGCCTGTGGCAGGACTTTGGCAATAACTGGGTTGTAGTAACCCGATTGGGGGGAGGGGCTGTCAACTCAGTCGCCAGTACCGTAGTGGCAGACACAAATTGGCACGTTCACAGGCTGGGGGTCACATCAGGACTGGTGAACTACTTTGTGGATGGGAGTCTTCTCGTAACAACACCTGTGAGCGTGCCGATAGTCCCGTTGACGCCATGGATTAGCGCCTTCGTGTCCGCTGCTGTGGCCAGGGATGCGTATTATGATTGGTGGGACGTCATTCCTCAGGTGCTTTCATGAGCGGTACTATTGAGCAGTTGATAGCGCGTCTCGGTGCGGCACAGAAGAAACTGAACGCCCTGGAGGCCCAGGAGCGGCCCCTGGCCCTACGGGGTTGGCGTGATGACTTTTTGGGTGATAGTATTCACGAGCAGTACACCGCCGTTTCCGCTGGCGCGGGCAGCGGGGGGGCTTTACAGAACAACGCGCACGGTGGGGTCTACCGGCTAACGGCAGGTGCAGGCGTAGGATTCTATCACTATCTCTGGTTAGGCAACGCGGCTGCTGGATACGCTACACTGGACGCCGACGAAGGTTGGGAGATGATAACCTGGATGGCCATCAGCCACACAACGAATATGTACGGTGACTTTGGGGTCAATGTGCCTGGCGTGGATACTATCATGGCTGGCTTTGCCTCGCCGGATGTGGCAAATAACTGGAGACTGGTGACAAGAACCGCTGCTGGCCCTGTCAACATTGTGGACAGCGGCATCGCCGCAGATACGGACCCGCACGTGCACCGGCTAGTCACCTATCCCATAACGGGCGGTCTCAGGCAAGCGGATTACTTCCTGGATGGGGCACTGATAGCCACTACTTCAGTATCGGTTCCCATCACGGTCATCACGCCAATAGTTCGCGCCTACGCGATTGCTGTTGCGGCCCGATACGTTGACCTGGACTTTTGGGCCGTAATACCGAGGAACCTAGCATAAGGCTTTTGGGGGAGGAATATCGTGGAGTTTGGTTTCCTAGAATTTCTACTCAATGCCGGTGGTCCAACTGTCATAGCTGTAGTCGCCTTGTATATCGTTTTCAGGCAGAACGTCCTGCACAGTTCTGACAGGGTGACCAACCTCGAAGCCCTGACGGAATTGCAGAGGCAAACGCTGACCGTCGTGCGGGAGAATACCGCCACATTGAGCAAGGTCGGTGCCGTGATGGAAGCCCGCAATCCTACGTTCATAGCCATCGAAAAGCACACGGAGGCCAGCGTTATACTGATGTTAGATGTGCGGGAATGCCTCAAGGAGAATATCAAGGTTTGCACTGAGCTGAGGGTTCTCCTGTCAGGTATTAACGGCAAATCCACGACGCACAAGAAGCGATAGGGCGGAGGTGCATCATGACTGTCCCATGGCCCGTACCGGTGGGTGACACCGGGATCGGTTTTCACGCTAACCCTGACGCCTATGAGAAGCCGCCTGACCATGTGGGTTTCGCACGGGATGTCAAGGCCCACGGTGGCACTTGGTGGTTGGCATGGCTCTTCGACGAGAACAAACGGGACTTCATCGGCACTATGCGGCGTGAGGGCATTGAGGTCATAGCCCGGTTCGGCCCGGCGCAGATGCCCCGGCCTGGAATACAAACCGCGCACATCGACGCCTACGTTGCGGCGGGTGTTCGCTGGTTCGTGCTCATGAACGAGCTAAACCTGCGCGAGGAATGGACCGAGGAGTGGAGCAAGTTCGAGAAGCCCGTCAGGATGTGCGCGGATCAGTTCATCCGGTACGCCGACATCATCCGGGGCAAGGGTGATGACCTGTGGGTGCTGACCCCGCCGCCTTCGTTGGGCGGGCACATGAATCATCGGGTGTGGTTTACCCGGTTCATGTACGCGCTCCAGAACATTGCAGCGGAGCGCGGGCAGACCATGGAGCAGCTTCTGTGGCACTGCGGTATTGGGTTACATTGCCGGTCGGTGGGCAACCCCTTGGAGGCTGGGCCTGACTGGTACGACTGTTCTGCAAGGGAATGGGAGTGGTTTGACGCCACAGTCAAGGCGTTTGTGGGCCACAGCCTGCCTATGGCCAATACTGAGGCCTTCGACGAGGCGCAGTGGGTACGCCCTTATCTGGGCAGCAACTACAACTGGGACCGCTGGACATCCCGGAACCTGGAGCAGATGCGGTGGTTCAACCCTGACAATCCTGGGTACCGGTACCCGAACAACGTCATCTGCAATACGTTCTGGGTGCACAGCGCCCATAGACTCAGTCCGTGGCCGCAGTGCGGCCTCGTGGGCAACTACATTCACTACCTACAACGGGGCGACTACATAACGGGCCTCTGGAACGCTTTGCCGGAGGTTATCAACTGGAAGAGGAGGGACGACGTGACACCAGGACCGACGCCGGAGCCACCGGAGATCAAGCTGAGGGTCTATGACGCGGAAGGGACCAAACAGAGCCTAGAGTGGGCACAGGACAAGTACGGGGTGAAACTGGAGCAGTGCAAGGGCAAGGGCTGGCACGTGGCCCAGATGTGGGAGCGCGTGAATGCGGCTGCGGGTATGGAGATGTTCTTCTACGATGAGGCCGGCGACTCGGCTCAGGGGGTGCCTGTAGAGTTCCACTGGCCGGGCGGGTGCGACTGTGATAAGCGCACAGAGATTGATGGCAAGGTAGGGTTTGCCTACAATGCGTGGATTTGGGATCCCGCGATTGGAGGCCCATACTGGATCGAGATCCCCGTTGACGAGCCGAGCGATAAGCTGGGTGGCCTGGGCATGAAGGCCATGACCAACCATGACCACATAGACTTTGTGTGGAAGTTCGGGGTGTTGGAAGGCACGGAGCCGGAGGACCCCCTGGAGGTCATCTTGCCCTTGGCTGAGGAGAAGCTGGGGGCCATGCCTGTGCCGGGGGACTGGGCCTATCCCTCGAAGGCCAGGGAGCAAGGGTTTGGGTACCAGGTGGGGGGCTACGCGCAGGTGGAGATTGACGGGGTGCTATGGGCGTACCAGACCTTCACCAACGATGACCAGAGCGCCTACGGCGTGGCGTATTCGCCCGAGGGTAAGTACGACAAGACGGAGTGGGCCATCATCGAGCGGAACTGAGTTGAAATCAGCGGCCCTATGTATACTTCTTAGTTCTAAGAGTATTAACTAACTAAAGGTGTATAGTATATGACGGACTTTTCGCGCGGACGGCATGTCGCGGTTCTTTTGCTCCCAAAACATCGTGCCGGGGTATAATGAGATAAACAGGTGTGTGGATATGGCTCACTACTTCATAGCGGATAACCGGCTCATTTTGGCAGTAGCGCGTGACAACGGCGCGCAGGTCCTTGAGCGTGAGGGCTACGTTGAATGCACGCAAGAGGAGTATGAGCGGCTGCTGGCGGTGCTCCAGGCTAATGAGAAGGGTACCGTTGAGATAGTGGGTGAGATACGCGACATCCACGGGGATTGACCTATGGGCGCTCTGACGGACATCTTGATAGCGGGCGGAGTGCACCTGAAGGACAAGCGGGCTACGCTCCCGGTGAACCCGAAGCAGAAGTGGCCCTATCGGGAACTCCCGGATATCAAGGGTGCCATCATCCATCATACCGTCGGCAAGTCCTGGTACACATCGGAGGCTATCGCCCTGATGCACATTGGTCTTGGCTGGCCGGGCATGGCCTATACGTTCTACATTCACGAGGAAGGCCCGCAGTACGGCTCACCTATCGTGACGGACTTCGACCACCGGTTGTGTGATTGGGGGCCGCAGGCGGGCGCAGGGCCGCATTCCGTCAATGCGGAGACCTTCGGGGTGGCGCTGGGAGGAAACTTCGTGCGGGTTGCGCCTGCGCCGGAGATGATCGTGGAGCTGGTTCACCTGATGTGCGGGTTGCAGATATTCTTCGTTCAGGAAGTCGGACATTCATTGTACGTCAAGCCGCACTTCCAGGTGGGCAAGACGCAGTGCCCAGGGTTGGCCTGGGCATCATACCTCGCGGCTATAGGCTGCGTGTAGGAGGTTGTCATGATAGAACTTCTTCTAGGGTTGCTCAGGAACCCCGCAGTGCTGGGCGCTATCGCGGTGGCACTGGTGTGGCTCTTGCGCAAGGTTAAGTGGCCCGTGGTCGGCCCGAAGGCTA